TGTGTTTTAACCTCATTACAGATTTCAGGGTGAACGAATCCCTGCCATTGCTGGCATTTTTAATCCGTTGGTATGGCGTTAATATAGCTGGCGGGTTATCCAGCCGGTGTTTCGTTATTCAGGTACAGCGATACTTTTTTTACCGGTAGGCATTCACCAGAAATTTTTTGCTCGTCTCTTGCCTGGAGGCTGGATTCTTTACTGGCATAAATTCCGGTAATCACATTTTGTGGCTCACCCGTTATAAGAAAAACGGTCATCACCAGTGCAAACGCTGAAGTCACTGCTGTTCTCCGATAATACCAAGTTCAAGAAGGGCAATTCTGGAAAGTATGGAATTATCATTGAGAAGATAAGGTTCATATTTTCTCATCTTAATGGCATCTTCAGTAAACTCCCGGTTACTGAGCAGAACACCAATATCAAAACAACCTTCAGACGTATTAACGTTTGGTAATAACGTTTCCATTATCGCGTCCTCAACAATGAATTTTGTGATGCAGTGCCTGGTGCCTCCAGGTGACGTTAACCAGTTAACAATTAACGCCGGATACAGAGAATCCACCCATAACACTGTTTTTGGTTTTAACTGTTCCGCGTGCGCATAGCCGCATTCACCGCATCACAAAATTCACTTTAAAAAGGGCGGCAGAGCAGCCACGGAGTAAAACTGATACCGCCAAACGTCACCAGAAAATTGATAGCAGAGGGCGTTGTAGCGAAGTTGTCACTTAAGCGTATGGTCAACCTGACAACCCGGTGTCCTCAATGGGGGAAGGAATAACCCCGCCATACTTACCGCCGCGCCATTTCGCGGATTGCCACAACCAGAAGCGCACGGTCGAAGAAATTTAACGACAAGACTTATATGCAAAGGGATCTCGCCGTGCGCTTTCGTGTTATGCCCTGACTTTTCAGGGTAAATTAACCTGTGGAAACCTGTTTTTACTGGCGCTAATCAGTTAGCGTTTCTGGCTAACCAGCGATGCGCGGCAGCTTCGGTTTTAAACGTTTTACTTTTGGTATACGTCATCGCGGTAAACGTGCCGTCCTGATTGGGAAACACGCCACATACCAGAGATTCGTTGTTGCCAAGCTCGATAGTATCCATGCTGACCTCATTTCCCCTTAACGCTGGGGTAGCGGAACTAAAAACCTGCTGCGCTGTTATACAAAGTGTTCCCGCCGTCATGTTCATACGCCTCGGGCTGGCTACTTAATCCCTGACCACTGCCGGGTAACTCTAGGTATTGCCCTGTATTGTGTGGGACGGGATGGGTTGGTATGGGAAAACTATAGGAAATGCCTAATTGCCTGTCAATAGGCTGCGCCTAATGATTTGGGTGCGACCTAATAGGTGATGGTTTGTGGGAGAGGTAGTAGGAGTTAACTAACGGGAACTAGGAATTTCCCGTCGGACCATATAAGTTTAAGTTCCTGTCTTGGTGATGTTCTGGCTTTTCCGTTTTGATTCTTGATTTTTCAGATAGTTAGCTACCTTCATTTCCATTGCGGCAATGTAGGCGCGAACGTCATGATCAACCCAACTAGGCTCCGTAGCATTTCCAGATAAGAGGAAAGCCACAATTGCTCTTTTTTCATCAGAGGCGGCTTGATAAAGGCTGTTTATGTCTAAAAGTTCACTTTTTGTATCTGAAGTGGATGGGGTTGGTATGGGGTATTCGTTAAGCCCCCAATGCTCTGGACCAACCACATCAGAAAAGAAACGCCATAGTTCTGGAAGTTTGTCTTTACTTATCGAACCTTTCTTAATCCAGTCATGGATTGATGGTGGTTGGACTTTGAAATGACGTGCGATTTCCGCCTTTGATTTGACGGCTCCTGATGCAATTTTTTTGTTAATGGCCTGCTCTATCGCTCGGCCTAAGTCTTTACCACTAAGCATTGCTTAATAGTCTCCTATGCGCATCGCGTTAGGCAATCCCTACTCTCGAGTCGTTAGGCATAGCCTATTGACAATCACATTAGGCTAAGCCTAATATTATTGTGTGTTTTTTGGAGTTCATTCGATGAAAAAAGATAACTATTCATTCAAACGAGCTTGTGCTGTTGTCGGTGGGCAATCAGCAATGGCTAGGCTTTTAGGTGTATCTCCTCCAAGCGTAAATCAATGGATCAAAGGTGTACGTCAGTTGCCTGCTGAGAGATGTCCTGCGATTGAACGAGCAACAAAAGGTGGTGTCCTGTGTGAAGAACTTCGTCCTGATGTTGATTGGACATACTTACGACGCTCGTCATGTTATTCGCAGAATATGTCGATGAAGCAACCAAATGACGAAAACGATCATACCCGAAGCATCAAGAGGCAAATGATTCATGAAAATCAAACATGAGCACATCCGCATGGCGATGAATGCCTGGGCATATCCTGATGGTGAGAAAGTTCCTGCAGCTGAAATAGCCCGGACTTATTTCGAACTGGGGATGACGTTCCCGGAACTGTACGACGACAGCCATCCGGAAGCCCTGGCTCGTAATACCCAGAAAATTTTCCGTTGGCTGGATAAAGACACCCCTGATGCTGTTGAAAAAATGCAGGCTCTGTTACCGGCGATCGAAAAGGCAATGCCGCCTCTGCTGGTGGCCCGTATGCGCAGCCACAGTTCTGAATATTACCGTGAGATTGTCGAACGGAGGGATCGGCTGGTGAAGGATGTCGATGATTTTGTTGCGTCAGCGGTTGTTTTGTATGACCAGATGAATCGCGGCGGCCCGGCAGGGAATGCTGTGGTGATGCACTAAAAGCACGGTGTTCGGGGGTTTTATGAGCAGCAAGCTTCATGGTCTTGTCTGGGAAGGGTGCGCCTTCACCGGCATGATCTTATCCAGGGTGGCGGTTATGGCCCGTCTTGCAGACTACAGCAATGACGAGGGCGTGTCATGGCCTGCCATTGAAACTATCCGGCGTCAGATCGGTGCAAGAAGTGAATCCACCGTTAAATCTGCTATTGCAGAACTGGCGAAAGAGGGCTGGCTGACGAAGGAAGAGCGTAAGGTCGGTGGGCGTAACGTAAGCAATATCTATCGGCTTAATGTGGAAAAACTCGAAGCAGCTGCAACTGCGGCGCGTGAGGCATATAAACCGAAAAGAAAAATTAGCCCGGCAAAAAATGACCCGTTAACAGTTGACCCGTCAAATATTGACCCCTCAACGGTTGACCCGTCAAATTTTGATGGATCAACGGTTGATAAAAAACTGCCGATTAGCGGGGCGATGATTGACCCCGATCCGTCAGTATCAAAACCTGATCCGTCAGATAAAAGATCTTCTTGTCCGGACGTTTCACTGCCGGACGAAAAACAATCATCACCAGTTGAGCGATTTCTGGAGAAACACCCGGATGCGCATACCTGGAATGTACCGAAGCGACAGTGGGGTACCCGTGAGGATGTCGCCTGTGCGCAGTGGATTTGGGGACGGGTTGTGGCGTTGTATGAACAGGCCGCCAGTGATGATGGTGAGGTGTCACGCCCCAGAGAACCTAACTGGACGACCTGGGCGAATGATGTGCGCATGATGCGTATGCTGGATGGACGTAGTCACCGGCAGATTTGTGAAATGTTTGGGCGTGTCCAGCGGGATTCGTTCTGGGTAAAAAACATCATGAGTCCGGCAAAACTCCGGGAAAAATGGGATGAACTGGTTATCCGCCTGGGGCGTTCGCCCGCGCAGCGTTGCGTAAATCACATTTCTGAACCGGACACTGAAATACCGCCTGGATTCAGGGGGTGACGTGGCATGAAAAACATTGCGGCAGCCGGGGTTCTTGAACGTATTCGCAGACTTGCACCACAGGGGGCGGTTCCACCGTACCGGACGGTGGAGGAGTGGCGGGAATGGCAGCTTGCTGAAGGACGAAAACGCAGCGAGGAGATTAACCGCCAGAATCGCCAGTTGCGGGTGGAAAAAATCCTGAATCGTTCGGGCATCCAGCCTCTGCACAGCAAATGCTCGTTTGCGAATTATCAGGTGCAGAACGACGGGCAAAAACACGCGCTGAGCCAGGCAAAATCCATCGCTGACGAACTGATGACCGGGTGCACGAATTTTGTGTTCAGCGGTAAAACCGGCACCGGGAAAAATCACCTTGCAGCGGCGATGGGCAACCGGCTGATGGCGAAGGGGAGCAGCGTGATTATCGTCACCGTGTCTGACGTCATGAGTGTGTTGCATGACAGCTACGACAACGGCCAGTCCGGGGAAAAATTTTTACAGGAGCTTTGCGGGGTTGATTTGCTGGTCCTGGATGAAATAGGCGTTCAGCGTGAGACGAAAAACGAGCAGGTGGTATTACACCAGATAATTGATCGCCGGACAGCATCACTGTGCAGTGTCGGGATGTTAACAAACCTGAATCATGCCGCAATGAGTACACTTCTTGGTGAGAGGATTATGGACCGCATGACCATGAACGGTGGTCGATGGGTGACGTTTAACTGGGATAGCTGGCGTCCAAATGTCAGCAATATGAGGGTTGTGAAGTAATTTTGTCCGGAGGAAATTTTAATGGAAACCGTATCTGACGCACTGAAAGCACTGAAAAAAGCCTCTTCACATGTGGTGGCAGCTCGCCTTGGAATCAGTCGTGAAGAGGCTGTCAACGAGCTGTGGGAACTCAAAAGAAATGGTGTCGTTGATAAAACTGGTCACACCTGGTTTCTGGCTGGCGAAGGTGAATCCCGGGTAACCGAAGAGCGGCCAGTAAAATCTGAAGCACAGGATATGCTGACCGGGGAGGTCGAACAAAAAGTTACCGCAGACATGATGATTGAGTTTATCGGTCAGGATGGGGCTAAAACGTGTGAGGAACTGGCGGGTAAGTTCGGTGTCAGTACTCGCAAGGTTGCTTCCACGCTGGCGGTGGTAACCGCAACGGGGCGGCTGGCACGCGTTAATCAGAACGGTAAATTTCGTTACTGCATGCCGGGCGATAATTTACCAGCAGAGCCGAAAGCCGCGCTGGTAACGGAAAGTGATGGTAAGGCCTTTCCTCAGCCAGCAGGTGCTGCGTTACCAGTCCGGGAAGCCGCAACACAGGAAGAAATTAAAACAGAAACTGTGGCGGACATTGTGCAGCCGTTGCCATCGTTTACCGAAACGCAAGCAGATGAGCTGATTTTTCCGTCCCTTCGCAGGGCAAACCTGGCGCTGCGCAGGGCGAAAAGTGATGTTCAGAAGTGGGAGCGAGTCTGCGCCGCGCTGCGGGAGCTGAACAAGCACCGGGATATTGTTCGACAGATTACTGATTCTTCCCGCCGTGTTGTATCGGAAAAGTGATTGCCGGAGGCGCTTATGGCAAAAGTATTTACACAGGAAGAGCGGGAAAAAATTAAAGGGCAGGTTGTTGAGCTAGTACGCCGGAGTGGGCGCGAGACGTTACGGCAACTGGAAGCCAAGACAGGTGCGACAAGATATCTGATGAGCGTTCTTGCCAGAGAGCTGGTTGCCAGTGGCGATGTATACAACTCTGGTTACGGGTTATTCCCATCTGAACAGGCTCGTAAGGACTGGCAAAACGCCCGCAAAAAACTATCGAGGGCAAAACTGAAGAAACCGGTTGTGGTTGATCCTGACCTTATCTGGTCATTACCAGACGGAGAAATACGCCGCTATGACAGGCAATTGAACATAATTTGTAGTGAGTGCCGTAACAGTGAAGTGATGCAGCGAGTTTTGATATTTTACACAGGAGTAATGATGGAATAGTGAAAATAACATGAAACCTTTGGATTCTGGTGTTTCAGTGGATGGGAAAAGAGCAGATACATAGAAAATGAATAGCAATAATTCACAGTCTGGATGTTGTTTGTATGCTTATAAAATGATCCTAGTATGCATTGCCGGAGTTGAATCAGCTCCAATGAAGAAACTGAGAGGAGTATTTAGAAGATAGCTAAATGGATGTAATTATTAGTATCTAAAAAATAGTATTTTTGAAATGGGTCTAAGAACACAACAATGTACAAATGAGAAGTTATCTTTTAATATGTTCAAAGACCCATTAGGATTGATATCAGTTATGTTAGCTAGATTGATAAAGTGATTACATATTTTCTGTTATATGCTGAAATGAATAATGCTATTCCAGAGTGCAGCAGAGAAAGTCTCCTGATGATTGAGCTCTGGAAATTGTACAATAGAAAAATTACTGTATTTTTCTGTCAAAATATTTCTCAAAACAGATTCCGCTTTGATGGCTTCAGGATATAAAGATGCGGAGTAATCAAGGCTAAGATTTCCGTTAAGCAAGCATATACTTTTAGTGTGCTTTGATTCTGATATATCATCTTTAATTATCTTGATGATTCTTTCATTCTGCCATAGAAGTGATGGTGCAGATATATAATAATAGTTAAAGCATGAATTATTTTTTAAGCAATCAAGCACAAAAATAGCACCTAGCGAGTGCCCCCATATACCGATTCTGGAACTGTTCGGAGCAATAGTACTAACCCATGGCATGATCTGAGTTAGTAATAATTCTCGGAAAGACTGGCTTCCTCCACCAGTAAAGTAGATCCATGCTGGTTTAGAGTTATCAACAATAGCATTTTCACCATCAGGAGTATAATCGTAAGCACGGCGATGAATGCTAAGGTTATTCCAAGATTCATAACCAAGTGTAACTAACACTGGTGGATTGGGTAGTGCATCAATAACAGGCAGAATATCAGAAATGTAATTGTTGGCACTATTCCCATCAAGTATATAAAGAGTTGCATTATTTTTTTTAATGTTTTTTGGAGTAAAAATACATATTTTATATTTGGTGTCATGGTTAATTGAGTTAAATATGCGTGTTTGACAATGAATGTCCATATGTTTAGTCATGCGTTCTCCCCATGAGCATTAAAGGATGCTTAAGATATGCTATGTCACTGATAAAAAATTTGTTGTGTGTGTTTAGTTATTTTATCTACCTCCATTATGATTTAAGACTGATATATGTTATCAGCAAAGGTACATCGTTATTATTTTACCTGTCAATACATTTGATATTGATTAGCGTTTACATCGCTTGCTTAGGAAATTGAAGGCAGGTAACTATCATGTCAATGAACTAACCCACAGTCTAACGTACTTCTTTCCCCAATCACCAACAACCAAATTCCTGTTATCACCACTGGGATTTTGGCGCAACTTCATGGTGCAGAGGTAAATAGCATCAAGCAAAATCTCTTTTTCCGTTGTTGTCCTTATGGGACGTCTGTCTTTCTGACCGATTTCATATTGGCGAGGTAATGGGAAGTTAAGTAGAATAGCTGCGGGTGCTTGAGGCTATCTGCCTCGGGCATGAACACCAACGGCAGATAGAGAAAAGCCCCAGTTAACATTACGCGTCCTGCAAGACGCTTAACATTAATCTGAGGCTCAATCTATGAACGGCAAATCTAGGTTAGCCTCTTACGTGCCGAAAGGCAAGGAGATGTATGGGTCCACCACATATTGCAATTTTTATTCTCTTTTAAAATATATTCCACGGGCGTCATTAGTGCGAGCGCCTTGTGGGGTCTTTTGCTGTTATACAGCACCAGATATTCCGCCAGCTTCTGGTTAAATAGCGCCAGATCTTCAAAGAGTAAAATCTCATTAAATTCAATAAACTGCTCTCTTAACGTCCGGTTAAAACGTTCACAGATAGCGTTCATTTTTGGCGTGTAGGGATAGGTCCAGAGGTGTTTGATAGCGGCTTCCTGCAGCGTTTTGTCGAAGTTTCCCAGGAACTCTTTTCCGTTATCTGTGATTATCTGGCTGATACCGACCGGGAACAACCGGGCTGCGCGGCTGAAGAAGTGATTGACGATATCACTGTTGAGTGACGGCACAGCCAGCGCCAGCGCGTAATTGCTGCATTCGTCGATCATGGTGATGACATAGCGACGCAGTTCGCCCATTCTGAGCTCAATGGCGTCCATCCCAATGAGCTCACCTGTCTTTACCGGGCGGTAGTGCTTTGGCCTGCGGGGTTTGGCAGACCGCTTTTTGACAAGCAGTGCCTTCCCCCGCGATCCCAGACGCACAGGTATCATCCGCATTTTATCATGTGCGGCAGCGATCATTCTGCCGATGGTGGAAACACTCGGACAGGCCAGATAGCGCTGTTCGCACCAGGGCTTCAGGCGAACAAAAATCTGCTCTTTACCGAGGTTCGGCAGCTCTGTCCTGAGGCGTCGAATCTCTTTCAGCACATCGGGATGCCAGTGTTTTTTTCGTCGCACCAGAGGTGCCTTACTGTGCGGGATTAGCCCCTCAGGTCCTTCCTTGTTCAGTAACTGACGCCACCAGTAAAGCGTGCGGCAGGACACGCCAAAGGCTTCAGAAGCTGCAGAAATACCGTGTTTATCCCAGAAGTGCAGAGCCTTCATTCTCATTGTTGCTATATCAGCCATCACTGAAAGCCTCAACGCATAATCGGCCGTTTGGTAGTACTTAGGATAGCCAACCATCAGATGCTGCATTTGCATAGTGCAATCTCCCCTTACTTATCCGGAGGCAATTGCAATATCTCTGTGAACTTACACAGGAGAAGCAGGCTATGAAGCAGCAAAAGGCGATGTTAATCGCCCTGATCGTCATCTGTTTAACCGTCATAGTGACGGCACTGGTAACGAGGAAAGACCTCTGCGAGGTACGAGTCCGAACCGGCCAGACGGAGGTCGCTGTCTTCACAGCTTACGAACCTGAGGAGTAAGAGACCCGGCGGGGGAGAAATCCCTCGCCACCTCTGATGAATCAGGCATCCTCAACGCACCCGCACTTAACCCGCTTCGGCGGGTTTTGTTTTTTCCTGGCATTCTGGTTTACAATTCGCACGCCAGCCTGAACAACTGGCACCTGCTGCGCCAGCAGAGACAACCGATGGCGCACGATACCAAATTATACAATTCTGATGATTCTGCCGTCTTTGCCAGCAGGCGCGGACGGTGTTTTCACGCATTCAAATCTGACTGGTACCAGCATCCCCCATGCACTGAAGAACAGGCCGAATGGCTCATTCAGTGTTACCGCAGGCGCGGATGCGAGGTTAAAAAAGCCCTTAGCCTCGACTACCGTCACTGGATAATCTCCGTCAGGCTCCCTTACTCCGAACGGCCACCGCGTCCGTCCCGCACATTCCAGCAACGGATCTGGAGGTAATGTGCGGGTATTACTTCGACCTGTTCTGGTACCGGAACTCGGTCTGGTTATCGTTAAGCCAGGCCGTGAATCCATGCGGGTATTTCATGGCGGCAGGGTGCTGGTGGAGTCTGAACCGAAAAGCATGCGTAATCTGCCGTCCGGGGTCGTTCCTGCCGTTCGCCAGCCGCTGGCGGAAGATAAATCATTACTGCCATTTTTCAGCAATGAGCGTGTGATTCGTGCTGCTGGTGGCGCTGGTGCACTGTCTGACTGGTTATTACGTCACGTTAAATCCTGCCAGTGGCCTCATGGTGATTATCATCACAGCGAAACTGTCATACATCGTTACGGTACCGGCGCGATGGTGTTGTGCTGGCACTGCGACAACCAGCTGCGCGACCAGACATCCGAATCACTTGAGCAACTTGCTCAACAAAACCTGTCAGCATGGATGATTGACGTCATCCGCCACGCAATGAATGGCATACAGGAACGGGAATTATCGCTGGCTGAATTATCCTGGTGGGCAGTCTGCAATCAGGTGGTGGACGCATTACCTGAGGCAGTATCGCGTCGTTCTCTGGGATTACCGGCGGAAAAAATCCGCTCCGTATACCGTGAAAGCGACATCATACCGGGAGAACAGACCGCCACCAGCATACTGAAGCAGCGCACAAAAAATATTGCGCTACCGCCTCACACCCACCAGCAACAGAACCCACCACAGGAAAAGACGGTGGTCAGCATTGCCGTTGATCCGGAGTCTCCGGAATCCTTCATGAAACGACCTAAACGTCGCCGCTGGGTAAATGAGAAATACACACGCTGGGTAAAGACACAGCCGTGTGCGTGTTGTGGTAAGCCAGCGGACGATCCTCATCATCTGATTGGTCATGGTCAGGGTGGAATGGGAACAAAATCCCACGATATTTTCACGCTACCGCTGTGTCGGGAGCATCACAACGAGCTTCATGCGGATCCGCTGGCGTTCGAAGAAAAGCATGGTTCCCAGGTTGATTTAATTTTTCGTTTTCTTGATCACGCTTTTGCAACCGGCGTGCTCGGGTAAAAGAGGTTACTGATGCGTATAGAGTTTGTTTTGCCTTACCCGCCGACGGTGAACACCTACTGGCGACGTCGTGGCAGCACATATTTTGTATCAAAAGCCGGTGAGCGTTATCGCCGGGCTGTGGCGCTTATTGTTCGCCAGCAGCGGCTGAAATTAAGCCTGTCCGGACGGCTGGCAATAAAAATTATTGCAGAACCACCGGATAAGCGCCGCCGTGACCTGGACAACATTCTGAAAGCACCGCTGGATGCGCTGACGCATGCGGAAGTGCTCATTGATGACGAGCAGTTTGATGAAATCAATATTGTGCGCGGTCAGCCTGTGCCAGGTGGACGGCTGGGCGTGAAGATTTACGAAATCAGAGGTGGTAACGATGGCGCGTGATATCCAGATGGTTCTTGAGCGATGGGGGGCATGGGCAGCAAATAATCATGAAGATGTAACATGGCCCTCGATAGCTGCTGGTTTTAAAGGATTAATCCCGACTAAAGTGAAATCACGTCCTCAGTGTTCTGATGATGACGCCATGATAATTTGTGGTTGTATGGCACGATTAAACAAGAATAATCAGTATTTGCACGATTTGTTGGTGGATTATTACGTAGGTGGAATGACATTTATGGCTCTTGCACGTAAGCATAGATGTTCTGATGGGCTTATTGGTAAAAGGCTTTATAAAGCGGAAGGTATTATTGAAGGAATGCTTATGGCTCTGAATGTCCGGTTAGATATGGATATGCGGTAGGGATATATAGTGATGAGGGTTATGTTTTCTGTGTTTATAATTAACATGTTTATTTTTTGATGGTCATGTATTGTGGAAGGTAGATAAAATGTTGCCTGGTGAATTGAAAATATTGATAATCAATCTTCATCATTAAATAAAAGGAGTGCTTATGTGGATTGTGTTAGTACTGTCACTGTCAACTCTCAGTTGGCATAAGGTAGTGGCTTTTTCATTGTTGACGGTGTCTGTTGTCCTGGCTGTGCTTAATGATATTATTGATTGGTCGGTGTTATTTTTTGTTGCTACAATCGTTTTTTTTATTATTTTGAAGTTCAACTGGAAATATAACGCCTGGGCTAAATCTATATATGAAGTTGGCATAGTTTTATCAGCCATAGCATTATCTTTCCATCTATGGCCAGGGTTTCACAATCCTGTAGTGCTAAATTCTGTTACTGTTGGCCCTCAAAGTACTCCCTATACAATGTATTTTAATTTTGATAAAGCGCTGGTGCCATTTTTGTTAGTCCTGTGTACATCTTCTTTGTTTAAAAAAGAAGTAAAATCAGAAGTGTCTTTGTGGAAGTGGGGGGCTCTGTCGCTCTCTGTTCCTCTTATCCTGTTTTTGGCTGTTTTTTTTGGTGGATTAAAGCCAGAGATTCATTTTCCTGAGTGGTTGCCAGAGTTTATATTGGCTAATTTGTTTTTTGTGTCTCTGGCAGAGGAATCATTATTTAGAGGGTATATTCAATCACGGCTATCAGAAGTAACGTCTCCATTGGTTGCATTAATTGTGGCGGCTTTGTTGTTTGGTTTTTATCACTATTCAGGTGGTGCTTTACTTGTATTATTTGCCACGTTATCTGGTGTTGTGTATGGATTGTCATGGATGTGGAGTGGGCGTTTGTGGGTTGCCACCCTTTTCCATTTTGGTTTGAATCTGTGTCACTTGTTATTCTTTACCTATCCATTTTTAAAACATAATTGATTTTTTCTATGGTTTTAAATTTATAAGACTGAAAAATAGCAGGACGTGACATTTGCATGAAAAATATGCACGGCAAAGCATTTACGTACGTAAAAAATCAGGTATGCTGTTAAGAGTGGTTATTTCGCCGCATAGCTTGACCCCGCCTCTGAGCGGGTTTTTTGTGCCCGCAAAGTAGCGCAGTGCGTTAAATGTGCTGGTAGTTATTAATACAGGTCTTTCAGCTTGCTGGCTTTTTCGGCAAGAGTTATTGGTGTGTCACGTTAACCGGAAAGGGTAAAAAGACATGCTGAAACAGCAGGATATGACAGAAACCGCCAGAGTTGTGTTTGATGAATTAAGCGTCACCGAACCGGCGACAGTCGGGGAGATTGCGCAGAATACTTACCTTTCACGCGAACGCTGCCAGTTAATACTGACCCAGCTTGTTATGGCGGGTCTGGCAGACTATCAGTGCGGTTGTTACAGACGCCTTCAGTCCTGAAGGCTTTTTTATTTGTGGTAAATGGGCGGCTGGTGGGTGTTAGCGGCACCTGTCAGTCCTTTGCTTATGTGTTGATGATAATTTACCTTTTGGGGCTATAATTGAACTAACCAATTGCTAATGAAAGTAAAATTATAATGGTTGTTGTCTGTTCAGTTATCATGGTTTGCTCCCCAATTAATATTTTTCTTGAAAAGGATACGTTGTCACTTAAGCCCGGCTCAGTCGTTCTGGCCACCAAATGCATCAGGGCGCTTTTCCTTATGCATTATGGCAAAGTTAAAATTTTCGATATAAACCATTCCATAGTAAGTCAATATCTGGAAATTCAGCATAAGCTGACAAGAACTCATCTGACTGACGTTCCGCTTTATCTGTCACTGGAACCCAACAACCCTGCGTTGGCTGAGGCTTTAATTACCAGCCAGAGATTTTCCGGAGATACCACGGATATGTTTCTTATGATGGCATGCCTGTCGCTGTTTGAATCAGATGAACGGATATTATTATTTTTAAGTGGATGTTTATCCAGTATAAGTGCCAAAGTCAGGGCGATAATTCAGACAGATATATCAGCAAGCTGGACGCTTGGTGCGATTGCGTTACGCCTGCATATGAGTGAGAGTTTGTTAAAGATAAAACTGAAAAATGAAGGGCACATATTCAGTCGCTTGTTGCTGGAAGAGCGGATGCGTGTTGCTGTGAATATGTTATGTTCCCGGCATGGATATGGACAGGCTGTAGCAGAAAAATGCGGTTATTCAAGCTGGTCCTACTTTATTTCTGTATTTCACCGCTATTATGGCTTCCCGCCAGACAGATATGTATCCAGGCAAGGGCTTGATTATTGATTTTCATCTGATTATTATTTTTTGACCCGGCCCTTTAGCTCAGTGGTGAGAGCGAGCGACTCATAATCGCCAGGTCGCTGGTTCAAATCCAGCAAGGGCCACCATCACATACCGCCATTAGCTCATCAGGAAAGAGCGCCAGCTTTCGAAGCTGGTTGCGCGGAGTTCGGGTCCCCGAAGGCGGTCCATTATCTGTATCCTGCGTTGTTAGCTCAGCCGGACAGAGCAATTGCCTTCTAAGCAATCGGTCACTGGTTCGAATCCAGTACAACGCGCCACACTTATTTTCCCTGGCTCGCTTTTGCGGGCCTTTTTTTAAATGTCTCACAATTCAGGCGGTTGACTGTTGTCTGGTTTGCGGGGAGTTTGTTAAAAGAAACTGGCATGGTGAATCCCCCTGTGCGGAGGGGCAATCAGCGAGTAGGTATATGGGATAATCGCGGATTCAGGTGCTGGTACTGAATTCACCGGGAGGCACCCGGCACCATGCAATGGCACATAGCGCCACTCTCCAGCCCCTCTCCGGAGGGGCTTTCTTATGGACAAAAAAAGCCCGCGCAGGGAGACGCGGGCGGCAAGGAATAAACAACAAAACGTGAAGTAATATTTCAGCTGGCGAATAATATCCGACAGTAATCACTCTGCGCAATAGCGCGGCCTTTTTCGTATTGCGGGCTGTTGTCTCTCTTCTGCCATTGTCCTGTAACTTCCGGACTTCAGCCCGCTCCTCATTTTACTCACAATATTATCCCGGCCGGGAGGATTCATGGCATTTAAACACTATGATGTTGTCAGGGCGGCGTCGCCGTCAGACCTTGCGGAAAAGCTGACACACAAACTGAAAGAGGGCTGGCAGCCATACGGCGGACCGGTTGCCATTACGCCGTACACACTGATGCAGGCGGTGGCTATTGAAGGAGATCCACAGGTCGGCCCTTCATCTGAGCCGGACTGGTTCTACGTGGTTGTGCTTGCCGGACAGTCCAACGGCATGGCCTACGGTGAAGGGCTTCCGTTACCGGATTCTTACGATGCTCCGGATCCGCGCATTAAACAGCTGGCGCGCCGCAGCACGGTAACTCCGGGTGGAGAGAGTTGTACGTATAACGACATCATTCCGGCTGACCACTGCCTGCATGATGTGCAGGATATGAGTACGCTGAATCATCCGAAGGCAGACCTGAGCAAAGGGCAGTACGGCTGTGTCGGCCAGGGCTTACATATTGCCAAAAAACTGCTTCCGTATATCCCGAATAACACGGGGATCCTGCTGGTACCATGCTGTCGTGGTGGTTCTGCATTCACCCAGGGCGCTGAGGGGACATTCAGTGCGGACACGGGGGCCAGCCAGGATTCGGCACGCTGGGGTGTGGGTAAACCGTTATATCAGGACCTGATTGCGCGCACTAAAGCTGCATTACAGAAGAACCCGAAAAATGTGTTGCTGGCGGTGTGCTGGATGCAGGGAGAGTTTGACATGAGCGCCGCCACCCACGCACAGCAACCTGCGCTGTTTACAGCCATGCTGACACAGTTTCGTGCTGACCTCTCCGTGTTTAACGCGCAGTGCCATGGTGGCAGTGCTGCAGATGTGCCGTGGATTTGTGGTGACACGACGTATTACTGGAAAAATACATACGCTACCCAGTACGACACCGTGTACGGCGGGTATAAAAACAGGGAGAGTGAGGGCGTTTATTTTGTGCCCTTCATGACAGACGGTAACGGCGTCAATACCGCCACTAACGCGCCGGCAGAAGATCCGGATATTCCGGCATCAGGATATTACGGTGCGGCATCGAGAACGAATGGAAACCAGGTATCATCAAACCGCCCGACACATTTCAGTTCATGGGCGCGCAGGAGCATTATTCCGGATCGTCTGGCAACCGCTATTCTGAACGCAGCCGGGCGCACCTCAGCCTTCATCAGTGGTAAGGCACCGGAAATCAAACCCTCGCCCGGCGGCAACACGCCATCGGGTCCGTCTGCAGATACGTCGGTTCGCACAATCTCCCTGCTGCCGGCAGCCGGAGAGGCTGCTGCGCAGGGCTGGAGCATTAAGGATGGCGGAATTCAGTTGTCAGATGGTGTATTTAAGATCACCAAGCAGAGCAATAAAACCTGGTCCCTGACGCATCCGGTGGATGACGCAATTACCCTGCTGACACAGGGCGGCAGACTGACCTGTAAGTTCCGCCTGTCAGGCGCACTGACCAACAATCAGTTCGGGCTGGGGATTTATCTGTATACGGATGCTCCCGTTCCTGATGGTGTGGCGATGACGGGTACCGGTAATCCGTTCCTGATGTCGTACTTCACTCAGACCACTGACGGCAGAGTGAATCTGATGCATCACAGGAAAGCCGGAAACACGAAGCTGGGGGAGTTCGGCGATTACGGTAACGACTGGCAGACGCTGGAGCTGGTGTTCACCGCCGGCAGTGCCACGGTTACTCCGAAACTGAATGGAGTGGCTGGCCCGGCATTCCAGGTTATAAAAGACAGTCTGACACTGGGACTGAATGCGCTGACGCTGACGGATGTTACAAAAAATGCAGCGTATGGCGTTGAGATAGAAAGTCTGGTGCTGGAGATAAATGCACCGGCAGCATAATAAAAAAAGCCAGCGACTGACCTGAAAAAGAAGACGCTGGCTAAAAGGCCTTATATGTTTGTAGAGACTTATTTTTCACAGACAGCAATGATGCCTGTCAATATATTATCAATATGCGGATTGTTTCAGTTACAGATGCTTTATTAAGGAAAAAAACAGCCAGCACTGACTTTCGGTGGAGAGGTGCTGGCTCAAAAGGATAGATGTACTTCACATGTTGCTTCTATATGGCAGTACATTTTCTGACAGACAGTGACGGATGTTGTCAAGATATTGTGTCATTTATAACCTGAATCGGGGGAGGCCGGAATGTTATCTGGCATTTTTAGCAGAGCCTGAATGCCATAATCACGGCTCCCGGCGTTGGCCGTCAGTGGGTGACACTGGCGGCTTTTTTGTTTTCCTTTACTTTCATTTTCTGTCGGCGGTGACGGAGACATACATCAGATGGAAAAAATCACAACGGGTGTGTCATACACCACGTCAGCGGTGGGGACGGGATACTGGTTACTGCAGCTGCTGGACAAAGTCTCTCCGTCCCAGTGGGTGGCGATAGGTGTGCTGGGGAGTCTGCTGTTTGGCCTGCTGACGTATCTGACTAACCTGTATTTCAAAATCAGAGAGGACCGTCGTAAGGTGGCGCGGGGAGAGTAGTCGATGAATAAACAATACGAACTGGTTGTAAAATGAATATTTCTAACTGAAAAAACGTTCCATGAGGTAAGAAAAGGTCACAGGCAATCAATAACAGGACGTGATGAAAGGCCCTTGCATTTGTGCGCTTTCTCTTTAGATAGCAGCAGATACTTGAAAATCTGAGTTGTCGGGGAGTCAGGGATACAGCTGTGCAAGAGTTGGTCATTGTGATTCCATTGAAATCCTGTATGCCATGAAGGGCAGGATTTTATGGCTACCTGAGCTTTGGTGATAGTAAGTTGAAAATTCGCATTTTTTGCTGACATGCGTAACGAGAATCCCATAAACAGGGAGGACTTAATTCTTCATTAACCCATGCGTTGATATTATGTTTCAGCCGTTGAAGCATCAGCGGTGTTAATGTTGTGGTAATAATATCCAGCGTTTTATGTGAGATCTTACCGTAAGGGTCTGCAAGAATGCTGCTTGTTGCTTCGTTATTATCTGCCATCAGAAGAAGTAACTCTGATTTAACGTTTTCTGTCATTAGTTGTAAAAATCTTCTGCGCAAACTTTCTTTACTGTTCATTTATATGGCTTCATTTGTTGTAATCTGCTGCGTCTCAAGGGATATGTTTATGAGAGCGACCATGAGTGTTTGATTATATACCTAACATATCAAGGGATTAGAAATCGATAAATCCCCATGAACGAAAAAATAAAATACGGCCTGTCGGCTGCCGTTCTGGCGCTGATTGGTGCAGGTGCTTCTGCGCCTGAAATCCTCGACCAGTTTCTGGATGAAAAGGAAGGTAACCACACCACGGCATACCGTGATGGTGCGGGGATCTGGACCATCTGCCGTGGTGCCATTCTGGTGGATGGTAAGCCTGTTATTCCTGGCATGAAGCTGTCAAAGGAAAAATGCGACCGGGTTAATGCCATCGAACGTGACAAGGCGCTGGCATGGGTGGAGAAAAACATCCGGGTGCCGCTGACCGAACCCCAGAAAGCGGGGATCGCGTCATTCTGTCCGTACAACATTGGCCCCGGTAAGTGCTTCCCGTCGACGTTTTATAAACGAATTAATGCAGGCGATCGAAAAGGTGCCTGTGAGGCGATTCGCTGGTGGATTAAGGACGGTGGCAGAGACTGCCGTATCCGTTCAAATAATTGCTACGGTCAGGTCTCACGGCGTGACCAGGAGAGCGCGCTGGCGTGCTGGGACATCGACAGATAGCAGAATATTTTCCTGAAAAATGACGTTGGCCAACGCGGGTGGATAACACGAAATCCTGAAAACTGGTAAAACCTAAGTGAATAAAAGTAAAAACCCCGTTTGTTGGCAGCAAGCGGGGTTTTGTGTTTTCTGACCTTGAGTAAGGCAAGGGAGAAATTATGGGTAGGGAGGTACTTTCCCTGTGAGGAAGTATAAAAGATTCTTTCTGAGGTTGTCCATTATGAAAGGCATTGAAGTGGAGACGCCAGCCAGTCTGGATTTAACAAGAGCGGCAGCTTTTGCCATTCGTATTGTGGCCATTGCTGTTCTGGTCTGGGCAATCCGTTGGTGGTGATATGAACCGTGTTCTGTGCGTGGTTATCATTGTCCTGCTGGTGGCCTGTGGTGCGCTTAGTCTGGGGCTGAATCATTACCGTGATCACGCCATCATCTACAAAGAGCAGCGCGATAAAAAAGCCAGTGAGCTGGAGCTGGCGAACGCGACAATTACTGATATGCAGATACGCCAGCGTGATGTCGCTGCACTTGATGCCAGATACTCGAGGGAATTAGCCGATGCGAGAGCTGAAAATGAAACTCTGCGTGCTGATGTTGCCGCTGGTCGTAAGCGCCTGCGGATCAACGCCACCTGCTCCGGTACCGTGCGTGAAGCCACCGGCACCTCCGGCGTGGATAATGCAACCGGCCCCCGACTGGCAGAAGCCGCTGAACGGGATTATTTCATCCTCAGAGAACGGCTGATGGCAATGCAGAAGCAACTGGAAGGAGCACAGGAATATATCCGTACCCAGTGTATACCGTGATGTTTTGTTATGAAGGTGTTACTGGTAACGTTAAGGTAATTTAACAAAGAGTCAGTTCCGGACTTTATAGTGTGCTCAGTTCATGGCCAAAAACGATTTCTGTGATAAATATTTTGAATATTATTTACAGGTAAATGGAGTGGGGCACATGGATAGAAATATTACAATAGAGAATGAAGTATATGCCCGTATTGTATGGGCAGAGAAGGCAAAAACACGGTAATTCCGTGTGTTGCCATGATACCTGATTGGCAGAATAGTTGTTTGGTTTTGAGTATATAGTCAGCGTTTTTTGTTCAGTAATTGCTCCCTCAAAAAATAATAAAATAAGGTGATTATTTTTGTTTATTATTTAGTTTTTTTTGTGTGTTGTTTTATTGTTTTTGCGTGGCTTGTTTTTTATTGTTATTTCATTAAGGGAAGGTAAATTCAGGATGGCAGTCTGTAGATAATCGGAGGTCACTTATGCTACATGATCACGTGGCAGAATGTCTGGAGAAAAAAGGACTGTACCGGAGAGCAGCTGAACGATGGGCAAAAGTGATGGTACAGCTAAGTGATGACCAGAAAAGAAAAGTGGCGGCACAGAAACGAGCAGAGTGTTTGCGTAAGGCGCGCCGGACTCCGGTTTCACCGGTGAACCTGACCGAAATAAAACAAGCGGTCAACAGACTACATTCTGAGTTGGGAATGGGATTTGAAGAGCGGCGGGTATTCCGACGATATAAAGGGACAGGAGAACAGAATACGTCCGGAAACGCGCGGTCAAAAAAATGCTAAAAAATATCTGAGAGAGTTATTGCCTGTTACCATAAGAAAAAGCGACTTTAGTGGTCGCTTTTTGTGTCATATATAAGTCGTTTAAGTAAACCTGTCTGAACAGGTGCTCTGGTCGTGTTTGTCTTTGTTGGGTACAAATTGAGAATATTTTTCATTAATTAATCTTCTTCTGCAGGCTTCAATAACCCACGCTGAAAAATTACCTGAACCTTTCAGGTCAAGAGCGATGTTAATTTGTTCAATTATCTGGTTTGGAAATCGGATGTTGCGGGTTGTTGTTCTGCGGGTTCTGTTCTTTGATGACATAATGTTGCCCCGTATTCAGTGTTGCTGATTTGTATTATCTGAAGTTGCTTTTACGCTAATTTGATGCAGATCAATTAATACGATACCTGCGTAATAATTGATTATTTCTCGTGGTTTGATGGCGTACACACATGTCGTGATAAACCTCATGTAGATGATAATTATTATCATTTTCGTGGGTCCTTTCCGGCGATCCGACAGGTTACGGGGCGGCGACCTCGCGGGTTTTCGCTATTTATGAAAATTTTCCGGGATCCATGTCCGGTTTCTCTTCAAGTTAACTATATGAAAAATATAAAAACAGGTCTTCTGTGAACCGGACATGAACAAAAAACAGACATGTAAACCGGACATGACCGGTTTTGTTGTGATTGTGAGGTGAGAGTTTTTGCGAGGTGAGGAGTGGCTACGCAGACTGAAGTTGCCAGGCATTTAAGTCTGACCGATCGCCAGCTTCGCAGATTGCAGAAATTGCCGGGTGCCCCGATATCGAATAAGCGAGGGCAACTGGATCTGGATGCCTGGCGCGATTTTTACATATCGTATCTGAGGAGAAGTAAAAACGATGTGCCTGATGGCGATAGCGAAGACGACTATGAGGAGAAATTGCTTATTGCCAGATGGGAACTGACAGCAGAACAGGCTGTTACACAGCAGTTAAAAAATGAGGTGTCAAAAGGAAAACTTATTGACACCGGGTTCTGTATTTTTGCCCTCAGTAAGCTGGCAATGGCGTTATCCAGTACGCTTGATTCCATCCCTTTATCCATGCAGCGACAGTTTCCTGATTTAACACCGCGCCATCTTGACCATCTGAAAACCCTTATTGCTAAGGGGGCAAATCAGTGTGCGCGGGCAGGGGATAAATTACCGGATTTACTCGATGAATATATCAGAGCTACAACTGAATAATATGATGGCTGCCGTTTCGGTTGCGCTGCAGCCTCTGGTCAGGGTTGTACCAATGACGCCAGTTGAATGGGCTGATCAAAATTATTATCTGCCTAAAGAATCTTCATATGGTGAGGGAGAATGGAAAACGCTGCCATTCCAGATCGCCATCATGAACAGCATGGGGAATGATCAGATCCGCACTGTTAATCTGATTAAATCTGCCCGTGTTGGCTATACAAAGATGTTGCTGGGGGTGGTCGGGTATTTTATTGAGCATAAATCCCGAAACAGTCTGCTTTTTCAGCCCACGGATTCTGCCGCTGAAGATTTTATGAAGTCTCACGTGGAGGCGACGATTCGGAACGTGCCATGCCTGAAAGACCTTTCCCCATGGCTGGGGCGTAAACATCGTGACAATACTCTCACGCTGAAACGCTTTTCATCGGGCGTCGGTTTCTGGTGCCTGGGCGGCGCTGCCGCCAAAAACTACCGTGAAAAATCCGTGGACGTGGTCTGCTATGACGAACTTTCCTCGTTCGAGCCGGATGTCGAAAAAGAGGGCTCGCCAACCCTGCTGGGGGATAAGCGTATTGAGGGGTCGGTGTGGCCAAAATCCATTCGCGGCTCGACGCCTAAAATCAAAGGCACCTGCCAGATCGAAAAAGCCGCTAACGAGTCGGCGCATTTTATGCGTTTTTATGTGCCCTGCCCGCACTGTGGGGAGGAGCAGTATCTGAAATTTGGCGATGAGTCCACGCCTTTTGGGCTTAAATGGGAGAAGGACAGCCCTGAAAGTGTTTTCTACCTCTGTGAACATCATGGCTGCGTGATCCATCAGTCTGAACTGGACCAGAGCAACGGGCGGTGGATCTGTGAAAACACGGGCATGTGGACCCGTGACGGTCTGACGTTTTTCAGCGCCCGGGGTGATGAAATTCCGCCGCCGCGCTCCATCACGTTCCATATCTGGACGGCGTACAGTCCGTTCACCACCTGGGTACAGATTGTCTATGACTGGCTGGATGCACTGAAAGATCCCAACGGCCTGAAAACCTTTGTGAACACCACGCTGGGCGAGACCTGGGAAGAGGCCGTGGGCGAAAAACTCGATCACCAGGTACTGATGGATAAGGTGGTGCGTTACACGGCGGCGGTGCCTGCCCGGGTGGTTTATCTGACGGCGGGCATTGACTCGCAGCGAAACCGTTTTGAGATGTATGTCTGGGGATGGGCTCCGGGAGAGGAAGCCTTTCTGGTGGATAAAATCATCATTATGGGGCGTCCTGATGAGGAAGAGACGCTGTTACGTGTGGATGCGGCGATCAACAAAAAATACCGCCATGCGGATGGCACCGAAATGACTATTTCCCGTGTCTGCTGGGACACCGGGGGGATCGATGGTGAAATTGTTTATCAGAGATCAAAAAAACACGGTGTTTTCCGGGTGCTGCCGGTAAAAGGCGCATCTGTCTATGGCAAGCCGGTGATCACCATGCCAAAAACCCGCAATCAGCGGGGCGTGTATCTGTGTGAAGTGGGAACGGACACCGCAAAAGAAATTCTCTATGCCCGTATGAAAGTCGATCCCTCGCCTGCGGATGAAGCCACGTCGTATGCCATCCGTTTTCCTGATGATCCGGAGATTTTTTCGCAGACAGAGGCGCAGCAACTGGTGGCGGAAGAGCTGGTGGAGAAGTGGGAAAAAGGAAAGATGCGTCTGCTGTGGGATAACAAAAAGCGGCGTAACGAAGCGCTGGACTGCCTGGTGTATGCCTACGCGGCATTACGTGTGTCCGTGCAACGCTGGCAGCTTGATCTGGCTGTACTGGCAAAATCCCGGGAAGAAGAGACGACCCGGCCAACCCTGAAAGAACTGGCAGCGAAGCTGTCCGGAGGAGTGAATGGTTACAGTCGCTGAACTGCAGGCGCTGCGTCAGGCGCGCCTTGATTTATTAACCGGTAAACGGGTGGTGTCTGTCCAGAAAGATGGACGAAGAATTGAATATACGGCGGCCTCTCTGGATGATCTTAACCGGGCGATCAATGATGCGGAGTCAGTGCTGGGGACAACAAGCCGCCGCCGTCGTCCGCTGGGAGTGAGGTTATGAAACGAACGCCTGTCCTGATTGATGTGAACGGTGTTCCGCTTCGGGAGAGCCTCAGCTACAACGGGGGCGGTGCAGGATTTGGCGGGCAAATGGCGGAGTGGTTGCCACCGGCGCAGAGTGCCGATGCGGCCCTGTTGCCCGCGTTGCGTCTGGGCAATGCCCGTGCAGATGATCTGGTGCGCAATAACGGGATAGCGGCCAATGCGGTGGCACTGCATAAGGATCATATTGTCGGGCATATGTTTCTGATCAGCTACCGTCCGAACTGGCGCTGGCTGGGGATGCGGGAGACTGCAGCAAAAAGTTTTGTCGATGAGGTGGAGGCGGCCTGGTCGGAATACGCCGAAGGGATGTCTGGCGAGATCGACGTGGAAGGGAAACGCACGTTTACGGAATTTATCCGTGAAGGTGTGGGCGTTCATGCGTTTAACGGCGAAATCTTTGTGCAGCCGGTCTGGGATACGGAGAGCACGCAACTGTTTCGTACGCGTTTTAAAGCCGTGAGTCCGAAACGGGTGGACACGCCAGGACACGGTATGGGGAACCGTTTTCTGCGGGCCGGGGTGGAGGTCGATCGATATGGCCGTGCCGTTGCGTACCATATCTGTGAGGATGATTTTCCGTTCTCTGGTAGTGGACGATGGGAACGGATCCCGCGTGAACTTCCCACCGGGCGTCCGGCCATGCTGCATATTTTCGAGCCGGTGGAGGACGGGCAGACCCGTGGGGCTAATCAGTTTTACAGCGTCATGGAACGGCTGAAGATGCTGGATTCCCTGCAGGCAACACAGCTTCAGTCGGCCATTGTGAAAGCCATGTATGCAGCGACGATTGAAAGTGAACTTGATACCGAAAAGGCCTTTGAATATATCGCCGGTGCGCCGCAGGGGCAGAAGGATAATCCGCTTATTAATATTCTGGATAAGTTCTCCACCTGGTATGACACGAATAACGTGACGCTGGGCGGTGTCAAAATTCCGCACCTTTTCCCCGGTGATGATCTGAAACTGCAGACTGCGCAGGATTCAGACAATGGATTTTCGGCGCTTGAACAGGCGCTGCTGCGGTATATCGCCGCCGGTCTTGGCGTTTCCTACGAACAGTTGTCCCGGGATTACTCGAAGGTCAGTTATTCAAGTGCCCGCGCCTCCGCCAATGAGTCGTGGCGCTATTTTATGGGACGACGAAAATTTATTGCGTCCCGGCTGGCCACGCAGATGTTTTCCTGCTGGCTGGAAGAGGCACTTCTTCGGGGGATTATTCGTCCGCCACGGGCGCGTTTTGATTTTTATCAGGCGCGATCAGCCTGGTCACGGGCTGAGTGGATTGGAGCCGGAAGAATGGCCATTGACGGGCTCAAGGAAGTCCAGGAATCAGTGATGCGCATTGAGGCCGGACTGAGCACGTATGAGAAAGAGCTGGCGCTGATGGGCGAGGATTATCAGGACATTTTCCGCCAGCAGGTCAGGGAATCTGCTGAGCGACAAAAAGCCGGACTCTCACGTCCGGTGTGGATAGCGCAGGCGTATGAGCAGCAGATAGCGGAGAGTCGCAGGCCGGAAGAGGAGACAACACCACGTGAGACGTAATCTTTCACACATTATTGCCGCAGCATTCAATGAACCGCTGCTTCTGGAGCCCGCCTATGCGCGGGTTTTCTTTTGCGCGCTCGGGCGCGAGATGGGGGCATCAAGTCTTTCGGTACCACAACAGCAGGTACAGTTTGATGCTCCCGGAATGCTGGCTGAAACGGACGAGTACATGGCCGGAGGTAAACGACCGGCCCGTGTTTACCGGGTGGTGAACGGTATTGCTGTACTGCCGGTGACCGGCACGCTGGTGCACCGGCTGGGGGGTATGCGGCCATTTTCCGGAATGACAGGCTATGACGGCATTGTCGCCTGTCTTCAGCAGGCAATGGCGGATAGCCAGGTGCGGGGCATACTGCTGGACATTGACAGTCCGGGCGGGCAGGCCGCCGGCGCGTTTGACTGCGCTGACATGATTTACCGCCTCCGTCAGCAGAAGCCGGTCTGGGCACTGTGCAATGACACGGCCTGCTCTGCAGCCATGCTGCTGGCGTCGGCCTGCTCCCGACGGCTGGTTACCCAGACATCCCGTATCGGCTCCATTGGCGTGATGATGAGCCATGTCAGCTATGCCGGTCATCTGGCGCAGGCCGGTGTTGATATCACGCTGATTTACTCAGGGGCGCACAAGGTGGATGGCAATCAGTTTGAAGCGTTGCCGGCAGAGGTTCGCCAGGACATGCAACAGCGCATTGATGCGGCGCGCCGGATGTTTGCTGAAAAAGTAGCGATGTATACCGGTCTGTCTGTTGATGCTGTCACGGGAACAGAGGCCGCCGTTTTTGAAGGTCAGTCCGGCATTGAGGCCGGGCTGGCGGATGAATTAGTCAATGCGTCGGATGCCATCAGTGTGATGGCCACGGCGCTGAACAGTAATGTCAGAGGAGGCACTATGCCGCAATTAACTGCAACGGAAGCCGCCGCGCAGGAGAACCAGCGAGTGATGGGGAGCCTGACATGCCAGGAAGCGAAAGGACGTGAACAGCTTGCCACGATGCTGGCAGGACAACAGGGCATGAGCGTTGCACAGGCCCGGGCGATTCTGGCCGCGGCGGCACCGCAGCAGCCGGTGGCATCCACGCAGAGTGAAGCCGATCGCATTATGGCGTGTGAAGAAGCGAACGGTCGTGAACAACTGGCGGCAACGCTGGCGGCGATGCCGGAGATGACGGTGGAAAAAGCCCGCCCGATCCTGGCTGCTTCACCGCAGGCGGATGCCGGACCCTCACTCCGTGATCAGATCATGGCACTGGATGAGGCAAAAGGGGCTGAGGCGCAGGCTGAACAACTGGCTGCCTGCCCGGGAATGACTGTGGAGAGCGCCCGGGCTGTGCTGGCTGCGGGATCAGGTAAGGCAGAACCGGTCTCTGCATCCACAACCGCCCTGTTTGAACGCATCATGGCGAACCATTCACCGGCAGCGGTACAGGGTGGCGTGCCACAGACGTCAGCAGACGGTGATGCGGACGTGAAAATGCTCATGGCCATGCCATGAAGTCAGTGCTGATCATCAACAGGAGGTTTTTACAATATGGTAACGAAAACCATCACTGAACAGCGTGCGGAAGTACGTATTTTTGCCGGTAATGATCCGGCTCATACCGCCACAGGCAGCAGCGGGATTTCCTCGGCAACACCGGCACTGACGCCCCTGATGCTGGATGAAGCCAGCGGGAAACTGGTGGTCTGGGACGGACAGAAAGCCGGTAGTGCAGTTGGCATACTGGTACTGCCGCTTGAAGGCACAGAGACGGTACTGACCTATTACAAGTCGGGGACCTTTGCGACGGAGGCAATCCGCTGGCCTGAAAGTGTGGATGAACACAAAAAGGCAAATGCCTTTGCCGGCAGTGCCCTGAGTCACGCGGCGCTGCCGTAACACGTTATCAGGCCACCGCGGTGGCCTGACTGATTTCTGAATGAAAGGAACTGATTTATGGGATTGTTTACGACCCGCCAGTTACTCGGTTATACCGAACAAAAAGTGAAATTTCGTGCGCTGTTTCTGGAGCTGTTTTTCCGCCGTACGGTGAATTTCCATACCGAAGAGGTGATGCTGGACAAAATTACCGGAAAAACGCCGGTGGCGGCCTATGTCTCCCCGGTTGTTGAAGGAAAAGTGCTGCGTCATCGTGGTGGTGAAACCCGCGTGTTACGTCCGGGCTACGTCAAGCCGAAACACGAATTTAATTACCAGCAGGCGGTTGAGCGCCTTCCTGGTGAAGATCCGGCTCAACTGAACGATCCGGCTTACCGCCGTCTGCGTATCATTACCGATAACCTCAAACAGGAAGAGCACGCGATTGTCCAGGTGGAAGAAATACAGGCGGTAAATGCTGTGTTGTATGGCAAATATACGATGGAAGGAGACCAGTTCGAGAAAATTGAGGTCGATTTTGGCAGGTCGACGAAGAATAACATCACTCAGGGTAGTGGTAAGGAGTGGTCAAAACAGGATCGTGACACGTTCGATCCTACACATGATCTTGACCTCTACTGCGACCAGGCCAGCGGTCTTGTGAATATTGCCATTATGGACGGTACCGTCTGGCGTCTTCTGAATGGTTTTAAGCTGTTCCGCGAAAAACTGGATACCCGTCGCGGTTCAAATTCTCAACTCGAAACGGCAGTGAAAGATCTGGGCGCAGTGGTGTCCTTCAAGGGGTATTACGGCGATCTGGCCATTGTTGTGGCGAAAACGTCTTATATAGCAGAAGACGGTATCGAACGTTATCTGCCGGAGGGCATGCTGGTTCTGGGGAATACTGCTGCAGATGGGATCCGTTGTTACGGTGCCATTCAGGATGCGCAGGCGTTGTCCGAAGGTGTGGTGGCCTCTTCCCGTTATCCGAAACACTGGCTGACGGTGGGGGATCCCGCCCGTGAATTTACCATGACGCAGTCCGCGCCGCTGATGGTGTTGCCGGACCCGGATGAGTTTGTGGTGGTACAGGTGAAATAATCCGTGAGCGGGGGCGAAATGCCCCCGTGTCTTTTTTCACAGGGGGCTGATATGGCAACGAAAGAGCAAAATCTGAAACGGCTTGATGAACTGGCCCTGATTCTGGGGCGTGAGCCGGATATATCCGGGAGTGCCGCAGAGATAGCGCAGCGGGTGGCGGAATGGGAAGAGGAAATACAGTCATCCGGCGAGGATGTTCAGGTTGGGGATACGGTGATCCGGGAGCGGGAAACCGCGGCTCATGATGTTCGTGAGGATACATCCGGTGCGTTAACGCGCATCAGAGTTCTGACCTGCCTCCATCTCTGTGGCATTGATGGTGAAACAGGGGAATCCGTTGAGATTGCGGATGTTGGTCGGGTGATTCTGATTATGTCCTCAGATGCAAAAACACACGTTGATGGCGGAATGGCTGTTTATGCGTGATTTTCAGAATGCCTTTGATGCTGCCCTTGCCGGGGTGGACAGTACGATTGTTGAAGTGATGGGGCTCTGTGCACAGTTCACCTCGGGGGCACAGTGTGGCGGAGAAGTTCAGGGGGTTTTTGACGATCCGGAGTCGCTGGGATTTGCCGGTAGCGGGGTCCGTATTGAAGGAAGCAGCCCGTCATTATTTGTGCGGACGGATACGGTTCGTGCTGTGCGGCGTGGTGACACGCTGACCATTAATGGTGAGACGTTCTGGGTGGATCGTGTTTCTCCGGATGACGGGGGCAGCTGTTATCTCTGGCTCAACCGTGGGCAACCACCCGCCGTTAACCGGCGACGATAAACGCAGGGTGAAATTATGGCGATAAAAGGGCTTGAGCAGGCGATTGATAATCTGAGCCGGGTTCGTAAAAACGCCATTCCGGCGGCTTCTGCAATGACCATTAACCGCGTGGCCACAACGGCGATTAATCAGTCTTCATCACAGGTTGCCCGGGAAACCAGGGTGAGACGGAAACTGGTTAAGGAACGGTCCAGACTGAAACGGGCCACGGTCAGAAATCCGAATGCCAGAATTATCGTTAACCGCGGTGATCTCCCGGTGATTAAGCTGGGGATCAGGATGCCGGGGCGTCGTCCGGACAGCATACTCAAAGCCGGTCAGCATCGTTATCAGCGGGCATTTATTCAGCGATTAAAAAATGGTCGCTGGCATGTCATGCAGCGTGTGGTCGGGAAAAACCGTTACCCCATTGATGTGGTGAAAATCCCGATGGCGGCCCCACTGAAACAGGCGTTTGATGAGAATGTTGACCGTATCCGGCGTGAACGTCTGCCCGGAGAACTGGCATACGCGCTGAAACAACAACTGAGGATTGCGATAAAACGATGAAACATACTGATATCCGTGCGGCAGTGCTGGATGCACTGGAGCTGCATGAACACGGGGCGACGCTGTTTGATGGTCGCCCCGTTGTTTTTGACGAAGAGGATTTTCCCGCGGTCGCGGTTTATCTGACGGATGCAGAGTATACCGGTGAAGAGCTGGATGCAGATACCTGGCGGGCCACACTGCATATTGAGGTGTTTTTACCAGCACAGGTACCGGATTCGGAGCTGGATTCGTGGATGGAAAGCCGGATTTATCCGGCGATGACTGCGATCCCGGCACTGGCAGACCTGATTACCACGATGGTTACGCAGGGCTATGAGTATCGTCGTGATGACGATATGGCGTTATGGAGTTCTGCGGATCTGACTTATTCCATTACATACGAGATGTGAGGACGATATGTCAACACCAAATCCCCTTGAGCCGGTAAAAGGTGCCGGTACCACCCTGTGGGTTTATAACGGTCAGGGTGACGCCTATGCAAACCCGTTGTCAGACGATGACTGGCAGCGACTGGCTAAGGTGAAGGATCTGACGCCGGGCGAGATGACGGCAGAACCCTACGATGATAACTACCTGGATGATGAAGACGCGGACTGGACCGCGACCGGGCAGGGGCAGAAGTCTGCAGGAGATACCAGTTTTACGCTGGCCTGGAAACCGGGAGAAGAAGGTCAGAAAGGGCTTATAGGCTGGTTTGAAAGCGGGGATGTGCGGGCCTATAAAATCCGTTTTCCGAACGGCACGGTGGATGTGTTTCGTGGCTGGGTCAGCAGTATCGGTAAGGCCGTGACGGCGAAAGAAGTGATCACCCGCACGGTGAAAGTGACCAACGTGGGCAAACCTTCTGTAGCGGAAGAACGCAGCAAAATTACGCCGGTCACTGCGATTAAGGTGACGCCGACATCCGGTACGGTGGCAAAAGGGAAAACAACCACCCTGACGGTTTCTTTTGAGCCGGAAAGTGCAACCGACAAGACGTTCAGAGCGGTTTCCGCCGATCCGTCGAAAGCCACCATTAGTGTGAAAGATATGACAATTACGGTAAACGGCGTGGCGACAGGTAAGGTGCAGATCCCTGTGGTGAGCGGAAATGGTCAGTTCGCCGCAGTGGCTGAAGTCACCGTTACTGAAGCGGGCGCTGCAGGGTAAACGGAGGTAATACATGTTTCTGAAAACAGAACAATTTGAATATAACGGTGTGTCCGTCACGCTTTCCGAATTGTCTGCGCTGCAGCGTATTGAGCATCTTGCCCTCCTGAAACGGCGTGCAGAACAGGCAGAATCCAGCGGCAACCTGCAGGTAAGCGTGGAAGATCTCGTCAGAACCGGCGCGTTTCTGGTGGCGATGTCCCTGTGGCATAACCATCCGCAGAAAACGGCATCACCGTCAATGAATGAGGCTGTGATGCAGATCGAACAGGAGGTGCTCACCACCTGGCCTGCGGATGCCATTGCCCGGGCGGAAGATGTGGTGTTGCGTCTGTCCGGGATGAGCGGGGCTGTTCATGCGGATACTGACAGCACCGAAGTGGCGAAAAATAACGCGCTGACTGATGATGATTTTTCTGCGGGAAAGTCTTCGACGGCGAGCTGAATTTTGCCCTCAGACTGGCGCGTGAGATGGGGAGGCCTGACTGGCGCGCCATGCTTGCCGGGATGACATCCACCGAATATGCCGACTGGCGACATTTTTACCGTACGCATTATTTTCTCGATACCCAACTGGATATGCATTTTTCCGGGCTGACGTACGCCGTACTCAGCCTGTTTTTTTGCGATCCGGATATGCATCCCTCTGATTTCAGTCTGCTTGCCCCCCGGCGTGAGGAAGCGCAGACGGAGATGCCGGATGAGGAAAAAATGCTGATGCAGAAAGCGGCAGGACTTGCCGGAGGCGTCCGGTTTGGTGGGGACGGAGGGCGTGAGATTTTATCGTCTGCGGATGTGGCGGATGTCAGCGAGGATGATGTCGCATTAATGATGGCTTCAGCGGGGATTTCCGGAGGTGTGAGATATGTCCCAGCCGGTTGGTGATCTTGTTATTGACCTGAGTCTGGATGCGGTCCGTTTCGATGAGCAGATGAGCCGGGTAAGGCGTCATTTTTCCGGACTGGAGACTGACGCCAGAAAAACCGCCGGTGTTGTTGAGCAGAACCTGAGTCGTCAGGCGCTGGCTGCACAAAAAGCCGGGATTTCCGTCGGGCAGTATAAAGCGGCCATGCGAACCCTGCCCGCACAGTTTACGGATATCGCCACGCAGCTTGCCGGTGGTCAGAATCCCTGGCTGATCCTGCTGCAACAGGGCGGTCAGGTGAAGGACTCCTTCGGCGGGATGATCCCCATGTTCAGGGGACTTGCCGGTGCGATCACCCTGCCGATGGTCGGGGTCACCTCGCTGGCGGTGGCGACAGGTGCGCTGGCGTACGCCTGGTACCAGGGGGATTCCACGCTTTCAGCGTTTAATAAAACCCTGGTTCTTTCCGGTAATCAGTCCGGACTGACTGCCGATCGCATGCTGACGCTCTCCAGAGCCGGACAGGCCGCAGGGCTGACGTTTAACCAGGCGAGTGAGTCACTGGCAGCCCTGGTGAATGCCGGTGTGCGTGGTGGTGAACAGTTTGATGCCATCAACCAGAGTGTCGCGCGTTTTGCTTCTGCATCCGGTGTGGAGGTGGACAAGGTTGCAGAGACTTTCGGAAAACTGACCACCGACCCGACGTCGGGACTGATGGCGATGGCGCGCCAGTTCCGTAACGTGACGGCAGAGCAGATTGCGTATGTTGCACAGCTGCAGCGTTCCGGAGACGAGGCCGGGGCATTGCAGGCGGCGAACGATATCGCCACGAAAGGCTTTGATGAGCAGACCCGTCGCCTGAAAGAAAACATGGGAACACTGGAGACCTGGGCGGATAAAACAGGGAAGGCATTCAAATCGATGTGGGATGCCATTCTGGATATCGGTCGTCCTGAGTCCTCAGCGGATATGCTCGCCAGTGCACAGAAGGCATTTGATGAGGCGGATAAAAAATGGCAGTGGTACCAGAGCCGGAGCCAGCGCCGGGGAAAAACCGCCTCTTTCCGGGCCAACCTTCAGGGCGCATGGAATGACCGGGAAAATGCCCGTCTGGGGCTGGCAGCGGCCACGCTGCAGTCGGATATGGAAAAAGCCGGTGAACTGGCCGCCAGGGACCGGGCCGAACGGGACGCATCACAGCTGAAGTATACCGGAGAGGCGCAGAAGGCGTATGAGCGTCTGCTGACGCCGCTGGAGAAATATACCGCCCGTCAGGAAGAACTGAATAAGGCCCTGAAAGACGGGAAAATCCTGCAGGCGGATTACAACACGCTGATGGCGGCGGCGAAAAAGGATTATGAATCGACGCTGAAAAAGCCGAAGTCGTCAGGAGTCAAAGTGTCAGCCGGTGAGCGTCAGGAAGACCTGACGCATGCAGCCCTGCTGGCGCTTGAAACCGAGCTCCGGACGCTGGAAAAACACAGCGGTGCGAATGAGAAAATCAGCCAGCAGCGTCGCGATTTATGGAAAGCGGAAAATCAGTATGCGGTCCTGAAAGAGGCAGCCACGAAACGGCAGTTATCTGAGCAGGAAAAATCCCTGCTGACCCATGAGAAAGAGACGCTGGAGTACAAACGCCAGCTGGCTGAGCTGGGAGACAAAGTTGAACACCAGAAACGGCTGAATGAGCTGGCACAGCAGGCTGCGCGGTTTGAACAGCAGCAGAGTGCGAAGCAGGCGGCAATCAGCGCAAAAGCCCGCGGACTCACCGACCGTCAGGCGCAGCGGGAGTCGGAAGAGCAGCGCCTTCGTGACGTGTACGGTGATAATCCGGATGCGCTGGCGAAGGCCACATCTGCACTGAAGAACACCTGGTCTGCGGAGGAGCAGCTTCGTGGAAGCTGGATGGCCGGTCTGAAGTCCGGCTGGGGCGAGTGGGCAGAAAGTGCGACGGACAGTTTTTCGCAGGTTAAAAGCGTGGCCACGCAGACCTTTGACGGTATTGCACAGAATATGGCAGCGATGCTGACCGGCAGCGAACAGAGCTGGCGTGGTTTCACCCGTTCTGTGCTCTCCATGCTGACAGAGATTTTTCTGAAGCAGGCCATGGTGGGGATTGTCGGGAGTATTGGCAGCGCCATGGGTGGTGCTTTCGGTGGTGGGGCGTCTGCCTCCACGGGGACGGCCATTCAGGCTGCGGCGGCGAACTTCCATTTCGCGACCGGAGGATTTACGGGAACCGGTGGCAAATACGAACCTGCCGGTATTGTCCACCGCGGGGAGTTTGTCTTCACGAAGGAGGCAACCAGCCGGATTGGCGTCGGCAACCTGTATCGTCTGATGCGCGGGTATGCGGAAGGTGGTTATGTGGGCGGTGCCGGAAGTCCGGCGCAGATGCGGCGGGCGGAAGGCATTAGTTTTAATCAGAACAATCACGTGGTGATTCAGAACGACGGCACCAACGGACAGGCGGGGCCGCAGCTGATGAAGGCGGTGTATGACATGGCCCGCAAGGGGGCGCAGGATGAGATTCAGGCGCAGATGCGTGATGGCGGCGTCTTTTCCGGAGGCAGGCGATGAAAACATTTCGCTGGAAAGTGAAGCCGGATATGGAGGTGAACTCGCAGCCATCGGTGCGTGAAGTGCGTTTTGGTGACGGGTATTCGCAGCGTATGGCGGCGGGGCTGAATGCTGACCTGAAAACATACCGTGTGACGCTTTCCGTGACCCGGGAGGAGGCCCGACATCTGGAGGCATTCCTGGCAGAGCACGGTGGCTGGAAGGCGTTTCTGTGGACACCGCCTTATGCCTGGCGGCAGATAAAGGTGACCTGTGCCGCCTGGTCATCACGGGTTCGCATGCTGCGGGTTGAATTCAGCGCGGAGTTTAAGCAGGTGGTGAACTGATGCAGGATATTCACGAAGAAAGTCTGAACGAGTCGGTTAAATCAGAGCAGTCACCGCGGGTGGTACTCTGGGAAATCGACCTGACGGTACAGGGTGGTGAGCGGTATTTTTTCTGTAATGAGCTGAATGAAAAAGGGGAGCCGGTCACCTGGCAGGGGCGGAAGTACCAGGCATACCCGATTGACGGCAGCGGCTTTGAGATGAACGGGAAGGGCAGCAGTGCCAGACCGTCGATGACGGTGTCCAATCTGTTCGGTCTGGTCACCGGGATGGCGGAAGACCTGCAGAGTCTGGTGGGGGCCACGGTGGTCCGCCGCCGGGTGTATGCGCGTTTTCTGGATGCGGTGAATTTTGTGGCGGGCAATCCGGAAGCGGACCCGGAGCAGGAGCTGAGCGACCGCTGGGTGGTGGAGCAGTTATCAGAGCTGACGGCCATGACGGCCTCGTTTGTGCTGGCCACACCGACCGAGACGGACGGGGCGCTGTTTCCCGGTCGCATCATGCTGGCGAACACCTGTATGTGGACCTACCGCTCTGATGAGTGTGGTTACACGGGCGGGGCGGTGGCGGATGAGTTCGATAAACCCACCACGGATATCCGGAGGGACAGATGCAGCAAGTGCATGCGCGGGTGTGAGATGCGCGGCATGGTGGCTAATTTTGGCGGTTTCCTTTCCATTAATAAACTTTCGCAGTAAATCCCGGTTTATGACACAGACTGAATCAGCGATTCTGGCGCATGCCCGGCGGTGTGCGCCTGCGGAGTCGTGCGGCTTCGTGGTGAGAACGCCGGAGGGGGAGCGGTATATCCCTTGTGTGAATATCTCTGCAGAGCCGGAGGCGTATTTTCGTATTGCACCGGAAGACTGGCTGTGGGCAGAGATGCAGGGGGAGATTGTGGCACTGGTCCACAGTCATCCCGGTGGTCTGCCCTGGCTGAGCGAGGCCGACCGGCGGCTGCAGATAAAAAGTGCACTGTCCTGGTGGCTGGTCTGCCGGGGGGAAATTCATAAATTCCGCTGTGTACCACATCTGACAGGACGGCGCTTTGAGCACGGGGTGACGGACTGTTACACGCTGTTCCGGGATGCCTGCCATCTGGCGGGAATTGATATGCCGGATTTTGAGCGTGAGGATGACTGGTGGCGCAACGGTCAGAACCTTTACCTGGACAATATGGCGGTCACCGGCTTTTACCGGGTGCCCCTGTCCTCTGCACAGGCGGGCGATATCCTGCTGTGCTGCTTTGGCGCATCGGTGGCCAATCATGCCGCCATTTACTGCGGCAACGGTGAACTGCTTCACCATCTGCCTGAACAACTGAGTAAACGGGAGAGGTATTCTGAAAAATGGCAACGACGAACGCATTCTGTCTGGCGTCACCGCCACTGGTCCGCATCTGCCTTCACGGGGATTTACAACGATTTGGCCGCCGACTCAGCCTGTATGTGAACACGGCAGCGGAAGCCATCCGTGCCCTGTCGATGCAGATGCCGGGATTCCGCCGTCAGATGAACGAAGGCTGGTACCAGATACGTATTCGCGGTGAGGACACGGCACCGGAGGCGGTGTACGCCCGTCTTCACGAACAGCTGGGTGAGGGAACGGTCATCCACATTGTGCCGCGACTGGCCGGGGCCGGAAAGGGTGGACTGCAGATTGTGCTGGGGGCGGCAGCCATCGTGGGCTCTTTCTTCACTGCCGGGGCATCAATGGCGTTATGGGGTTCAGCCCTGGCAGCCGGTGGTTTTTCTGCCACCACGATGCTGTTTTCACTGGGGGCCAGCATGATTCTGGGCGGTGTGGCCCAGATGCTGGCCCCGAAGGCAAAAACACCGGATTACCGCGCAACGGATAACGGCAGACAGAACACGTACTTTTCCTCGCTGGATAACATGATTGCCCAGGGGAACCCGATGCCGGTGCCTTACGGTGAAATGCTGGTTGGCTCCCGCCGTATATCCCAGGACATCAGTACCCGTGATGAAGGCGGTGACGGGAAGGTGGTGGTTATCGGGCGGCAGGCATAAAAGCGAAAAAATCCCGCAGTGCTCACGGACAGGAACTGCGGGAGAGTTACGAAGATTGAGTGTAAGGAATTATTCTTATGTCACGACAAAAACATTAACTCAGAGAGGGAGGATGCGCCGTTCTTTTCAGGGAGAAAGGATTTATCGTCCTGAGGAATAAAGGTAAGGGGCCCGCCCCTTACCTGACTGATTATTGAATGATGCCGCAGGCCATTCTCGCACCACCACCGCCCAGGGGCTCCGGATGGTCATGATGGTTATCACCGCCAGCATGAAGCATGAGAGAACGCCCTTTAATCTCTTTTAATGAGTTCAGTCTCGGGGCCAGGACCGGGTAGTTCGCTTTTCCGTCATGCGTCACGAACAGCGCAGGGAGGTCGCCCAGGTGTCCATCCGGAGACCAGGGGCCAAGATGTTTGCCGGTGTTTTTCGGGTCAAAGTGACCGCCAGCCGATAATGCTGCGACCGGTTTTCCGTCTTTCAGTGCCGGGGCGCAATTTCCTTTTTCGTGCACATGAAAACCATGAATGCCTTCAGACAGAGAGTGAAGGGCTGGTGTGAACAGCAGACCGTAGGGGGTCTCCTGAATGGTTATTTTTCCAATGCTGACTTCTTTTCCGTCAGCACTGACAAGGTTCATTGGGACTTCCTGTTCTGCTGCGTATCCGCATGATGCTGCTGTCAGCATGGCAATGGCAGCAATGATTTTACATTTCATAAAACCCTCATTAATTCCGTTAACAGACTGAGCTTGCTGGTTACAGGGTAACAAACAGCGTTCTGATGATATCGCGCAATAGCTGTGCAATATCCTATCACTGCGATTAATAATACCAATTGAGAGGAACATTATGGGTAAAGGTGGCGGCAGGGCGCACACGCCGGTTGAGGTAAAGGACAATCTTAAGTCCACGCAGATGATGAGCGTGATTGATGCCATTGGTGAAGGGCCGATTGAAGGTCCGGTGAAGGGGCTGCAGAGTATCCTGGTGAACAAAACCCCGCTGACGGACACGGACGGCAATCCTGTGATACATGGTGTGACAGCGGTCTGGCGCGCCGGGGAGCAGGAGCAGACACCACCTGAAGGCTTTGAGTCCTCCGGGGCGGAAACCGCACTGGGCGTGGAAGTGACGAAGGTAAAGCCGGTGACGCGCACCATTACGTCCGCGAACATTGACCGCCTGCGGGTCACCTTCGGGGTGCAGTCACTGTTGGAGACCACCTCAAAGGGCGACCGTAATCCCTCTTCTGTCCGACTGCTGATTCAGTTGCAGCGTAACGGTAACTGGGTGACGGAAAAGGATGTCACCATTAACGGCAAGACCACCTCACAGTACCTGGCGTCGGTGATTCTGGAGAATCTGCCTGAGCGGCCCTTTAACATCCGGATGGTCCGGGAGACAGCGGACAACACCTCGGACCAGCTGCAGAATAAGACGCTCTGGTCGTCATACACCGAAATCATCGATGTGAAACAGTGCTACCCGAACACGGCGATTGTGGGGTTGCAGGTGGATGCGGAGCAGTTTGGCGGTCAGCAGATGACGGTGAACTACCATATCCGCGGTCGCATCATCCAGGTACCGTCAAACTATGACCCGGAAAAACGCACGTACAGCGGCATCTGGGACGGCAGCCTGAAACCGGCATACAGCAACAACCCGGCCTGGTGCCTGTGGGACATGCTGACTCACCCGCGCTACGGCATGGGAAAACGTCTGGGGGCGGCGGATGTGGACAAGTGGGCGCTGTATGCCATCGGGCAGTACTGCGACCAGACGGTCCCGGATGGTTTCGGGGGCACAGAGCCGCGGATGACCTTTAATGCGTACCTGTCACAACAGCGTAAGGCGTGGGACGTTCTCAGTGATTTCTGCTCGGCGATGCGCTGTATGCCGGTATGGAACGGCCAGACGCTGACGTTCGTTCAGGACCGCCCGTCGGATGTGGTGTGGCCGTACACCAACTGCGATGTGGTGGTGGATGATAACGGCGTGGGGTTTCGCTACAGCTTCAGCGCCCTGAAGGACCGCCACACGGCGGTGGAGGTGAATTACACCGACCCGCAGAACGGCTGGCAGACCTCCACGGAACTGGTGGAAGACCCGGAAGCCATACTGCGCTACGGGCGCAACCTGCTGAAGATGGATGCGTTCGGCTGCACCAGTCGCGGTCAGGCCCACCGTGCCGGGCTGTGGGTGATAAAGACCGGACTGCTGGAAACGCAGACGGTGGATTTCACGCTCGGGTCACAGGGGCTGCGTCACACACCCGGTGACATTATTGAAATCTGTGATAACGACTATGCCGGGACCATGACCGGCGGACGTATCCTGTCCATCGATGCCGCCCGCCGCACCCTGACACTGGACCGTGAGGTGACCCTGCCGGAGACAGGTGCCGCCACGGTGAACCTGATTAACGGCAGCGGTAGGCCGGTGAGCGTGGCCATCACTGCACACCCCGCGCCGGACCGGATACAGGTCAGCACCCTGCCTGATGGTGTGGAGACATACGGTGTATGGGGGCTCTCCCTGCCGTCACTGCGTCGTCGCCTGTTCCGCTGTGTCTCCATCCGGGAAAACACGGACGGCACCTTTGCCATCACGGCGGTGCAGCACGTACCGGAAAAAGAAGCCATCGTGGATAACGGGGCCAGCTTTGAGCCGCAGTCAGGCACCCTGAACAGCGTTATTCCACCGGCAGTGCAGCACCTGACGGTGGAGGTGAGCGCGGCTGACGGTCAGTATCTGGCACAGGCGAAATGGGACACGCCGCGGGTGGTGAAGGGTGTGCGCTTCAGTCTGCGCCTGACCAGTGGAAGCGGTGAAAACAGCCGCCTGGTGACCACCGCCATCACCGCAGACACGGCGCACCGTTTCAGTGGCCTGCCGCTCGGGGAATACACCCTGACAGTCAGGGCAATTAACAGTTATGGCCAGCAGGGCGAACCGGCCACCACCACCTTCCGGATTAACGCGCCAGCAAAACCCGCCACCATTGAACTGACGCCGGGGTATTTTCAGATAACGGCGGTACCGGTGCTGGCGGTGTATGACCCGACGGTACAGTTTGAATTCTGGTTCTCCGAAAAACGCATCACGAACACGGCACAGGTGGAAAAATCTGCCCGTTATCTGGGGACCGGCAGTCAGTGGACTGTCCAGGGGAGCCGGATTAAGCCGGGGACGGATTTCTGGTTTTATGTGCGCAGCGTCAATCTGGTGGGCAAGTCTGCGTTTGTGGAAGCCAGCGGGCAGGCCAGTAATGATGGTGAAGGGTATCTGGAAATTTTCCGGGAAAAAATAGGAAAACTGCATCTGGCTCAGAGGTTGTGGGAACTGATAGATAACAGCCAGCTTGCAGATGAGATGGCGGAGATGAAGACCAGCATCACGGAAACCCGCAATGAAATCACACAGACGGTCAACAAAACACTGGAGAACCAGAGCGCCACCATACAGCAGATACAGCGCGTGCAGAAGGACACAAATGATGACCTGGCTGCACTCTACATGCTGAAAGTACAAAAAACCAAAAACGGCATTCCTTATGTGGCCGGGATTGGTGCAGGGATTGAGGATACTGATGGCCAGCCACTGAGCAACATACTGCTGCTGGCTGACCGTATCGCGATGATAAATCCGGAGAGCGGCAACAGCACTCCGTTATTTGTGGCGCAGGGGAATCAGCTGTTCATGAACGACGTGTTCCTGAAACGACTGTTTGCGGTGAGCATCACCTCGTCCGGCAATCCCCCAGCATTTTCCCTGACGCCGGAAGGAAAGCTGACGGCAAGGAACGCGGATATCAGCGGAGCAATTACCGCGAATACCGGCACGCTCAATAATGTCACCATTAACGAGAACTGTGTCATCAGAGGGAAACTGTCTGCAAACCAGATTGAAGGCGACCTGGTGAAGACGGTGGGGAAAGCCTTTCCCCGGAATAACAGTTATGCCAGCGGTACGGTAACCGTCACAGTTTACGATGACCAGGGCTTCGACCGGCAGATTATCATTCCCCCGGTGCTGTTTCGCGGGACGAAACACCAGAATTTCAACAGCCCGAATCAGCAGTCGTACTGGTATTCCACCTGTAAGCTGCAGGTGCTGAAGAACGGGGTTGAGATTTTCCATGAACCGGCAACGGATGTCAGCCGGGTGTTCTCATCGGTGATAGATATGCCGGCAGGGCGGGGTCATGTCACCCTGACGTTTAATGTGTCGTCGGCCGGTGCGAACAACTGGACGCCGACAACGTACATCAGTGATTTACTGGTTGTGGTCATGAAAAAATCCACGGCAGGGATCAGTATCAGCTGACGGTTTATTAACCCGGACGGGCACCTCAGGAGGTGCCTTTTTTATTGACTGAAAACAAAGAGGTAATCATGCGGCATTTATACGCAACGATATTATTGTTTACTACCCTGCTGGCAGGAATTGCCTTTCCTGCACAGGCTGAAAGCGGACACGGTGCATTTTCTGTGGGGTACACACAGGTGCACCCGGACGGTACGCCAGGGCTTTCCGGTACCGGCATCAGGGCCGGCGATCTGAAAGGGATTAATGTGAAATACCGTTATGAGTTCACGGATCACCTGGGCGGCATTGTCGCGCTGAGTTATGCATCGGTGAAGAAAAGTGACACGATGAAGACGGGTGAAAATACCTTCCATTATGAAAGCCTGCGCGGTCGTTATGTCAGTCTGATGGCCGGCCCTGTCTGGCAGCTCAGTGAGCGGGTCAGTCTCTATGGCATGGCCGGGATGGCGTACACCCGCTGGTCTGACAGTGTTCAGGATTACCGGCGTGATGAAGTGAAACCGGGGTATGTGAAGGAGACCACCACCGCCAGTGATGGTCATACTGCGCGTCATCTGTCGCCGGCCTGGAATGCCGGGATTCAGTTCAGTCCCGTAGAGACGGTGGTTATTGACCTTGCTTATGAAGGTTCCGGCAGTGGCGACTGGCGCACTGACGGTTTCATCGTGGGTGTCGGCTATAAATTCTGATTAGCCAGGTAACACAGTGTTATGACAGCCCGCCGGTTCAGGCGGGCTTTTTTGTGGGGTGAATATGGCAGTAAAGATTTCAGGTGTGCTGAAAGACGGCACAGGAAAACCAATACAGAACTGCACCATTCAACTGAAAGCCAGACGTAACAGCACCACGGTGGTGGTGAACACGGTGGCCTCTGAAAATCCGGATGAGGCAGGGCGTTACAGCATGGACGTTGAGTACGGTCAGTACAGAGTCATTCTGTTGGTGGAAGGATTCCCGCCGTCACATGCCGGGACCATCACCGTGTATGAAGATTCTCAACCCGGTACGCTGAATGATTTTCTCGGTGCCATGTCGGAGGATGACGTCCGGCCGGAGGCACTGCGCCGTTTTGAACTGATGGTGGAAGAGGTGGCGCGTCACGCTGAGGAGGCGAAGAAGAATGCCGGAGAGGCGGAGACGTCAGCGAGGAATGCCGGCATATCAGCCAGTCAGGCAGAAGAGAGCGCTGCAAATGCTGACACTTCAGCAGGGGAGGCATCGGAGTCAGCCCGGCAGGCGGCAGAAAGTGCAGCCTCAGCAAAGCAGTCAGAGGATGCGTCCTCGTCCTCGGCTTCTGCGGCCGCTCAAAAAGCCAGTGAGTCATCACAAAGTGCAGCAGAAGCTGAATTGTCAAGAAAGACGGCAGAAAGTGCAGCCGGTAATGCAGCCAGGGATGCAACGACCGCAACAGAAAAAGCCCGGGAGTCAGCAGAAAGCGCACAGTCAGCGGAACAAAGCAGGATAGCGGCGGAAGAGGCCGTAAACCGAATCCCCACCGTGGTGGGACCTCCCGGGCCAAAGGGGGAACAGGGGCCCGCGGGTCCTCAGGGGCCGAAGGGTGATAAGGGAGAGCGCGGTGACACCGGCCCTGTCGGGGCAACCGGCGAACGGGGACCGGCAGGTGATGCTGGTCCGGCAGGCCCGCAGGGGCCGAAAGGTGACATGGGAGAGCGGGGAGAGACCGGTCTGACGGGAAATGCAGGTCCACAGGGTCCAAAGGGAGATACCGGTGCGGCAGGCCCGGCAGGCCCACAGGGACCGAAAGGAGAAACAGGTGCGGCTGGCCCGGTGGGGGCAACCGGACCTCAGGGACCGAAGGGCGACCCGGGGGAGACACAAATCCGTTTTCGTCTGGGGCCGGCGAGCATTATTGAGACAAACAGCAATGGCTGGTTCCCGGATACAGATGGCGCACTCATCACCGGACTGACCTTTCTTGACCCCAAAGATGCCACACAGGTTCAGGGGCTGTTTCAGCATTTGCAGGTCAGGTTTGGTGACGGGCCGTGGCAGGATGTTAAGGGGCTGGATGAAGTGGGCAGTGATACAGGCAGAACAGGAGAATGACATGAACGTACTAAAAAAACTTATGCAGCGTCTGTGCGGGTACGGAAAGCATGATGACCGTGAACACGGGGAGTTACTTACAGCACAACTGCGTCTGGGGCCGGCAGACATCCTGGAGTCAGATGAGAATGGTATTATTCCGGAGCAGGCCAGGGTAATCACGCAGGTGGTGATACTGGATGCGGATAAAAAGCAGATACAGTGTGTGGTAAGACCGCTGCAAATCCTGCGTGCTGACGGGACGTGGGAAAATATTGGCGGGATGAAGTAACCCGACAGCTTCACAAAACCGGAGTCCGGCTCCGGTTTTTGTTGTCATGTCCGGTGGATGTTTGTTAGGAAAGCAAAGATGGCAAAACTGCTGGAGGTTTTGTGGTTGAGTATGCCAATATAATTAATAGATTAAAGAGTTAGTTGTGAAGAAAATATGGATAAACAGGACGACGAATGCTTTCACCGATAAGGACAACTTTCCATAACTCAGTAAATATAGTGCAGAGTTCACCCTGTCAAACGGTTTCTTTTGCAGGAAAGGAATATGAGTTAAAGGTCATTGATGAAAAAACGCCTATTCTTTTTCAGTGGTTTGAACCTAATCCTGAACGATATAAGAAAGATGAGGTTCCAATAGTTAATACTAAGCAGCATCCCTATTTAGATAATGTCACAAATGCGGCAAGGATAGAGAGTGATCGTATGATAGGTATTTTTGTTGATGGCGATTTTTCAGTCAACCAAAAGACTGCTTTTTCAAAATTGGAACGAGATTTTGAAAATGTAATGATAATCTATCGGGAAGATGTTGACTTCAGTATGTATGACAGAAAACTATCAGATATTTATCATGATATTATATGTGAACAAAGGTTACGAACTGAAGACAAAAGAGATGAATACTTGTTGAATCTGTTAGAGAAAGAGCTGAGGGAAATTTCAAAGGCGCAGGATTCTTTGATTTCTATGTATGCAAAGAAAAGAAATCATGCATGGTTTGATTTCTTCAGAAATTTAGCCTTATTAAAAGCAGGAGAGATATTCAGGTGCACATATAATACAAAGAATCACGGTATTTCATTCGGGGAGGGGTGTATCTATCTTGATATGGATATGATACTTACAGGTAAGCTTGGTACAATATATGCTCCTGATGGAATTTCAATGCATGTGGATCGTCGTAATGATAGTGTAAATATTGAAAATAGTGCAATAATTGTTAACCGTAGTAATCATCCTGCTCTACTTGAGGGACTTTCTTTTATGCATAGTAAAGTAGATGCTCATCCATATTATGATGGTTTGGGGAAAGGAGTTAAGAAATATTTTAATTTTACACCATTACATAATTATAATCATTTTTGTGACTTTATTGAGTTTAACCACCCTAATATAATCATGAACACAAGTCAGTATACATGCAGTTCATGGTAA